GCCAGGAACATTCTCGCGGCGGGGCATCGCCGTCTGGCAGCAGGAATCACCGTCTCTTCAGGGCGGTGAGGATGTCAAACCGGGAAAAATGTGGCCGGCAGATTTTGGCGAAAAGTTGTTGACATTGCACGCATTGCGTGTATTATTCGACTCATGGGCAGCAGACACGCCACCCACCGACGCCAGGCGGCTCCTGGCTCTCCGAGGAGATTCACATGTCTGAGACCTACACCATGATTCCCAGCTTCATTCTTGAAGCATTGTCGGAATGCTTGCAGGCTGGCGTCGTGCCCAGCGTGTGCGAAGGGCGTGGCGGAAACAGCCACAGTGTGTGGTACATCAAGTTCACGGTGCGCCAGGAGCGCGGCGGCAGCTACGACAAGCTGCATGATTTCGAAGTAAAGGTCACCAGCAGTTACAGCCAGGGGTTCCTGGACTTCACCCCCTTCACCGGCCCGAGTGCCCGGTTCGATGGCCTTGGCGGGGGCTTACGCTCAATGCGAGAGTGCGTCGAGGCCGCCAAAGCCGACGTGGCGGCGCTGCCAGCCTGATGGTGGGCAAGCGCCACAACTGGCACAAGGCCTGGCACCGGGAGGCGACAGGCCATCTGCTGCACGATAGCGGCCTGCACATCCTGGTGGAGCGCGGTGATGGCTACACTGACTTGGAGGTCTCGCCTGAAACATTGGAGGCCTACCATGCGTTTGAGGCGGCGCGTGGCGTGCCGCTGCACGATATGCTGGCCAGGCTTCAGCGCCTGCTGAAGGAAGCTGAGGCATGGCACAAGAGCAACCCGTGATCAGGAACCCGCCGAGTCCGGCCGAGGTCAGGGCGGCACGCGAGAAAGCCGGCCTGACGCAGACCGAGGCGGCCGCGCTGGTGCATGGCACCCTGCGCGCCTGGCAGGGCTGGGAGGCTCCCGAGGGTGAGCCGGCGGCGCGGCGAATGCACCCTGGCCTCTGGGAGCTGTTCCAGATCAAGACCAATATCTGATATATATCCTCGGCCTTCCCTACGTCGGCGACTGAAGGCCAGGGTGCGCGAATGCTTGCACCGTGCTACCCATGATTCACCGCCGCCTCCAGACGCTTGTAGGCGGTCTCCGGCCTGGTCTTGCCGTTGGCGAGCTTGTCGGCGGCATCACATACCTTGATGGCCCACTCGATCATGCGCCCGACCTCAGCGGGATCTGGCTGCTGCCCGGGCCCGCCACGCCGCCAGCGGTTGTAGGCGCGCAGCGCCTTGATGTTTGGATGCGCGCTCATGCGGTCTCGCCCCCATCGCACCAGTCCCGTGCTGCCTCGAAGCTATCGAAGATGCCGCGCCGGATCATCTCGACCCCCTCCCGCTTTTCCCACACCATGTAGCGCGCCACGTCCGCCAGCATGTAGCGCGTGATGCACCATGCGCCGCGCTCCATGGTGGCGCGCGAGCTGCGCCGCCAGCCTTGCAGGTCTTTCACGCGCCACCTTTCTTGCGCGGCGGCTCGTCGGCTTCGTCCTGGCGGGGCTGCGGATCGGGGCGGGCGGCATCCATGGGGACACCGCGCGCCGCCTTCTCGTCCAGCCAGCGTTTCTGCTGATCCAGCACGTCGATGGGGTTGCCGCCGCGCAGGCGGATGATTTCGGGGCCGCTAGCATAGGCGCGGTCTTCCAGGCGCGCCCAGGCTTCGGCCTCGTCACGCGGGTTGATCCAGGGCATCTGCGGTGCGATATACACCGCATCGTCAAGCGCCTCGATGCTGACATCCGCCGGACGGCGCACCGCACCGGAGAGCAGCGCCAGTGCCACGAACTTCTCATAGACCGGCCTCACGATGGCAGCGATGAACTCGCTGCTCAGCACCTTGTAGCCGATCCAGCCCTCGACCAGCTCTTGACGCTGAGCGCTATAGGTGCCGTCATACGTCTTGGCGATGCTGCTGTAGGTCGGGCCAGTGCCAGCGGCAATGGCCTTGAGCTGGCCGGATCGGTACGTCTCCAGATTCGGGTTCGGCCGGTTGGTATCGATGGTGCCGATTTCCTCACCGGGGCGCAGGTCGTCGAACACCATGCCAGGGCGGAACTTCATATTCCGCAGGTCGGCGCTGTTGCCGTGCTCGGGCGGCACCCACATGTCGGGTGAGCCCTTCTTGATGAAGGCCGCCATGCTGGCCGCCACCTTGGCGGCGATGCGCTCGGATTCTTCGTAGTCCTTGAGGTCGTCGAAGCGGTTGAGCACGCTGGCAAAGCAGCTCACGCCGCGCAGCTGGCGGATACGGTGCCGTGTGGCCAGATGCAGCATGCGGTCGGCCGGCAGACGCTTGATCTGCGTGCGCCCGCCCATGCGCCCGCTCTCCAGCGGGTTGTCCTTGTAGATGTGGTAGGCCACGGGCCGCCCCCAGGCGTTCAGCTCGATGCCCTGGCGGATGAGCGGGCGCTCGCCCTGCAAGTCCATGGGGACGTGATCGGCCTCCAGCATTTCCAGCGACAGCGGCACCCGTGTGCCGTGGTCGATGAGCGGCGAAAGTCCACCCACCAGCTGCGAAAAAACTTCCCCGTCACGAAACCAGGAGCGCGCCAGCAGGCGCTGCGCGCAGGGCCAGTCGTGCTGCCACGTCACTTCCGGGCGCATGCACCAGTCCTTCCACAAGTCCAGCAGCTCGCGCGCCACCTCGGTATGGATGCTGCCGTCGGTGCGCCTGGGCTGCGGCTCGATGCCGATGCCGCTGGGGCCGACGACGTTGGCCACCAGGGTGTTGAGCACGCCAAGACCGAGGTCGTAATTCTGCTCAAGGTGGCGCGCCTGCTGGCGCAGGCTGCTGCCGGCGCGCAACACGGCGTCATTGCCGCTGCCGGTTTCGCGGCGGTTCTTGCGCAGCCGGTCGGCGCGGGCGGCTTCGTAGTAGGCCAGCACACGGCGCGCCTGGGCGCGCTTGATGGCCGTGGCCGGAGACAGGTAGGCGATGAAGTTGTCGATGATGTTGGGCATGTCAGTCGTCCGAGAAGTCGGCCAGTTGATGGCGTGGCACCTGGCGCGCGCGCTGCGCACTGGCAAGACTGGCGGCAATGGTTTCACGCGCGCGCAGCAGCTCGTCCATGCTGCGATAGGTCACGGAGCGGTCGGCGGTGCGCACGCTGAGCTCACCGGCGGCGATGGCGCGGTCGATGGCATCGAGGTCGGGTTGAGAAAAGGCCATGGTGAGTTCCTTTGGATTGATGGCGGCATCATGCGGTGCCGCGCGTCTCATGTCGTGAGGTTTTGACACGCAGCCGGTCGCGGCGCAGGATGCGGTAGAGCGTGCTGCGGCTGATGTTGTGGTGGCGCATGACTTCGCGGTGATTGTTGCCGGTGAAATCGCGCAACACGGCGGTTTCGTGCGCCGCGCGAATCTCGCGCACCGGGATCACCAGGCCGCGCATGCGCGCACGCAGACCGCGTGCCAGTTCGTCGGCCATGGGCACTGCCACTTTTTCTGGCAGGCCCAGCGTTTCCCGGATGACGCGCACCAGGTCGTTGTGGAAATTGACGGCGGCGTCCGCGCTCAAGCGTTCTTGGCATTGTGGTGTCATGTCACAGGCTCCATTCATCAGATCCGAATCCTTGCGGCGCGCGTGCGCGCGGCGGCTTTGGTTGGGTGTTACGCGCGCCGATCTGGCGCTGCCGCAGGTCATGCAGGTCGACGTCGGCGAGGTAGTAGGCAGCCAGCGCATACACCAGGCAGTCCAGCGCCTCATTGCGCGGTCGCGTCTGTATCCACTCCAAATAAGGCCGGCCGCCCTTCATGCGCTTGACCAGCTTTTCGGCGGCGAGCTGGGCGAAATATTCGTGGTCGAAGGCCGGCTCATTCGGAAAGTGAATGAAATTCGGGCCAGGCTTCTGCAGCGCCAGACGCGAGTACAGCAGCGTCTTGGCCTGGTCGGTGCCCACCAGATGCACCTGTATGCCGCGCCGCCGCTGGCCGCGCAGGCGGCGTGCGCGTTCCTTCTTGTTTTCCACGAAGGGCCGATGCGGGCCGGGTACGCCCTTGATCGGGAGCTGCCGGGCGTGGCTCTCGCAGTAGGCATACACCATGCTGGTGTTGTAGCCGGTGTCGATGGCACCGCGATGCAGGCCGTAGGGCTCCAAGGCTGCGCTGTAGTCCCGCCACACTTCGGGCTGCGCGGTGTCCCCCGGAATGATGAGGTGATCGAGCACCCACACTTCTTCATTCAGGCCGATGCCGATGATGGTGACTTCCAGCCGGTCTTTCTGCACGTCGGTACCCGAGAAAGTGGCGATCACCGGGCTTTCATCATGCAGCAGGCTGGCGTAATCGTAGGCTTCCAGACGCGCCATCAGCCCTACAGGGTCGGTCTGCTGGCCGTCTTCGCGCCACACCTCCCCCAGATAGGTGTTGATGAAGGCCTTGAGCTTGCTGTCATCCCCCTGGGCATTGAGCCATTGCTGGGCAATGCCTGCCCAGCGCTCGCCCATACCGATGGGGGAATACAGGGCGTTGATGTGGTAACCGCGCACCTTGCGCTCGGGGTGCGCCGCGATCCAGCGTCCGGCGGCCAGCATGTCGGCCTTGTGATGCTCATGGATGATGCAGCCCTTGTCGCGGCACACATACCAGGCGGACGTCACCTGCTTGATGCTGGTGGCGTCTTCGATCTGGCCGGCGGGCGGTGGCGCGGTGCGCCATTTGAGGCCATGATTGACGTCCTTGCCGCCGAACTCCAGCGGCTGGAGTGCGCCACATTCCGGGCAGGGCACATGGTAGCGGCGCTTGTCGGAACGCTCGTACTCGGTGGCGATGCGCGAGGTGGCTGCGTTCGTTGGTGTGCTCACCAGCAGCAGCTTGCGCCGCGCATAGGTGCGCTGGCGATTCTTGATCAGCTCCAGCGGGTCGCCTTCACCGCCTACGTCCCACTGGAAGCCGTCGATCTCGTCACAGAACACATAGCGTACCGCGTCCGAGCGCAGGGAGTTAGGGCTGTTGGCACCGGCCTTGATGAGCGTGCCACCGGGGAACACCGTCAAGTCCTCGGCGTTGCCGCTGCTGCGCTTGGGGTCGCCACCAAACAGCTTGGAGAGGCTGTCGCTTTCCGTCAGCAGGCGCATGAAGCGGCGCACATGGAAGCGCTTGCGCAAATCGAGGCTGGGCATGACGTGCAGCATTTCCGCCGGCGCATGCTCCATCACATAGCCGATCCAGTTGAGGCCGCATTCGGTGCCGGCGGTCTGTGCTGACTTCATGAACACCACGGTTTCCACCGGGCTATGCGCCGACAGGCTATCCATGACCTCGCGCAAATATGGCACATAGCTGGTGCGCCATGGGCCTGGGTTGGCGGTGCCCGTCTTGAGCACACGCTTGCTGTCGGCCCACTCCGACACGCTGAGATGGCGGCGCGGGCGCAGGCCGCCTGCAGCGGCTTTGTGGTGCGCGCTGTCATAGGTGGCCAGTGCGTCAGCGGCGGCGCTCAGGTGGCGATGCGCGGCCTCGCTGAGCACGGCATGCGTGTGCCACTCGTCCTGCAACGCGCTGCCAGCTCGGCCCTGCTGGCCGGCGAAGGCGCGCGACAGGTCGCCTTCCAGCGCATCCAGGCGCGCCAGCAGTTGCAGGCGCACAGCGCGGCCATCGGCCACCAACTCGCTGACCTTGACCACTTCCATCTTGCGCTTTTCGAGCTTCTGGCGCTCGATCTGCAGGCCCACCTGCTCCCTGGCCAGCTTCAGGCGCGCCAGGGATACGCCATCGAGGCGGGCGTTCATGCCGCACCTCCACGCAGCTTGCGCAGCGCCGCCAGCAGCGTGCGTGTGAGGCTGCGGCGTTCTTCGTGCAGTGCTGCGCGCAGGAGCGCGCCGCGCTCGGCCGGGGCCAGGGCGTCCAGCCAACGGGCATGGATGCCGCTGGAGGCATGGTTGCCAAACTGGTTGTGGATGGGATGC